GACTGAAAGTTTCAGCGATCTCCTAGATGCAATCGAGATTTCACTGTCCCAGGATGATCCAGACTTGTCTGGACTAACTTGGGACTACCATTATGGTAATCTTTGGGAGCAGAAATTCTCCTATTCGACCCGTTCAGGGAAGAATAAGAGGAAGACTCTCCAACATGTTCCATTATACGCAGTCCCTTCTATTCTTTGGGATAATACCTATTGGTACAAGAGACTGCAAACATCAACGCGTAGAATGCTTCGCGCCCAATTGTTGAGCGGGAAGCTTTCTATGCTCGAACTTAAAGAGATCCTACACATGGCTGATGGAGTCATGTGCAGTTTCTTGCTAGGATGTCCGGAATCGCTTCGTAGTGAGAGCCTAAAGGGCCCTTACCACAGAGCGGACCGAATCAATAATGGTCTGATCGCTTCTTGTGTGCATAACTACACACAAGTCGTGGTCGACACTAAACGTATAAGGAAAGAGTTGCGCAAGGCTAGTATGGAGAAAAGGCCATACAAGCCGGACGTGACCCTACTAAGGCGGAATTCCTGGTGGGCACAACCAATCAAAATTATGAATGGTATGTGCACCGGGAACTCTAAAGCAAAAATGTTTCGACTCGGAACATTGACCCAAACAAGGGCCAGTGGTCTTGCGTCAAATAAAATGTGTCAAAAGGCTATCGATGACTTCTTAGCTGAAGTCACGGTAGTCAAAGACTTTGAATCAAATGCGGCTCTTGACCTCGCCATAGACGAGGTTACGAGTTCGCTAGTACTACATGGGGGGGAGTTCTCACCTTCACCTAAGTTTAAGGTGTCGATGAGTACTTCCGCCTGCTTTGAAAATCCAAGGAAGCGCGAGGGCAAATTCGGTTATCTCCGTAAGGCGATTTCCGAACTTGGGCTCGAACTTCCCCCGCCGTTAGCGGTGGGTAATAAAGGAGGTGAAATCGGAACCCCTCTCTGGACGGAAGCATTGCGCCGTGCAGAGGAGGATTACGATAATCTATTAAAAGTCAACGTGACTGCCATTCGAGAGAATGGTAAGGCACGTGTCGTTACATCAGGTTCGTTTTGGAAAGAAGCGCTCTTGCAGCCCTTCTCTCACTTAACGATTGAAATGTTAAAATCCAATCGCACCCTACGGGATGGTATGACCGCAGGGCGCCTTGGATACAAATTTATTGAAGGAATTAGCCACCTGGACCCTGAAAGGCAAGGACCTCTCTTTGCTAGGGACCCGGTGGTGTATTCTTTCGACTGGACTAAGGCGACTGATCGACCCACACATGCGATGGGTAGGAAGATCATGACGCCACTATTAGATAAAATGAAACTGGACCCAGATATCCGCGATGCGGTTATCTCGGTCTGGTTATCTGAAAAAGAGCTTTTCCGATCAATCGGCGGACAAAAGAAGTTCGTCGGTTGGTTGGTCAACGGTATACCAATGGGAGACCCACTTACAAAGACATCTTTGCAAATGGCTCACCCTATATGTCATCAGTACGCCCTCATAAAACTGGTTGAAAATCATCCAGATCTATGGGAGCGTGAATATCGTGATTTCTTTGTCGTCGACGCCGGTAACGGCGACGACGGTACGAAGATATCTGCAGGTGAACTAGGACGACTGTACTTTCGCTATGTAAGCGATTGTGCGGCCATCCTTGGTTACGAAGAATCACCGGAAGATCACCTAATCACAACGGATTGGGCGACCTATACGGAAGAATATTACCGGATCCCACTTGACAGGTTTAATACCGTGCCAAATGCGAACCGGTTAAGAGATTCAAGACTTTCTCCATACCTTGATCTTCCTAAAATTAGGTTGATCATCGATACGAAGAAAGACAGAGAAGATTATAGTTCTGACGTCTCAGGGAAATATACCCTGATGGGAAAGGACATGGAATACGTTAGGCGCGATAGCAAGCGGGGAATAAATTTCCTGTTTGCTGTTGCGTCTGCAATACAAGATGTGGGATTAGGACTGAAATATCAAAGTGTTCCAGTCTATATTCCACGACAAATCTATGGCCAAGGCAAGATGCCCTCTATGTGGGACACCGAGTCTTGGCTTAATGCATTATGGGCGGGTGAAATGTGGCCAAGATTGGCTACATTGCACTCGCTCAAAGAAATCATATCATTTCAGCGCTTCTTGACCCAATATCGTGGTATCACGAAATCGGCCCAGAAGCACTTCGGACAAGAAGCTTATTTGGAAGTTCATACGATCCCGGATGAAGATCCAATAAAGCAATATAAACTAGTTGATCGGGACGATTGGTCGAAGTTTCCTCCAAACGTCTTGAACAAATTAATAGGCGGCGGAAAGCTGGTACCTGAGAGTCAAATCTCCAAGTACTATCTTTACGCCAAAAGAATCGAGACCCTTGAACAGGGTGTCCCACAGACTAAGCTGTGGGACCTTGTGAAAGGTCTAAGCATTGGTTTCAACGATTATTCGAGAGATGACGCTCGAATAATCATTGATAAATTTAAAGAGCGGTATAAGGATGCTCCGTGGACTCTGAAATATGAGCGAACGGAGGATCTTTATCCTAGACATATAATTGATGCGCTTCACCAGGCGGATCCACTAAGAGTGGATCTACCCGGTTTCGCGTACATTAATAGATTTGTAAAAGAGGCTCGACCGGACTCTCCATATGAGAGATCGGTCGAACGTCTTTTTGAATGGTTTATGGGTAACTTCCAGCAGATCATCCGAGGGGATGACAACTGGGAGCTACCACCTGTTGAAATAATAGAGGACGATCCTATCCTTCTCGAAGCGGCAACCCGCTCAGACAAGGATATGATCATCTTCGTTACAAATGATTTCAGGTTGGTAAATCTTCTCCGGCGACGAAACGCGTCGAAGATAATTGGCCACCTAACAGTAGAAGATTGGGTAAACTACGACGCAGATGAGTCGATGTTTATCCAAGCACTAAATAGTAGGTTCCCTGGATTAACCATTGAAATAATGGTCGATCAAGGAGCCTTTGAAACTTTTCTCCTCAAAACCGATATAGACCCATTGGTTTATCCCGGCTTTGCGGAGAACACAGATGTTAAGGAAAAGAGGAGCCAAGCAGACATCTATGATGTCTACATGGCGCCTCGAAATATAACGCCGGGGACCGTTCTTGACATCGTCAAGATGTCAAGTACGGACCTCTTTGCAGCAAATATGCGTGCACAGACTCCGAACTCCGCACAATGGCGGAGAACTGATCCTGTGCTATTATCAAGATGGAGAGAAAGACTTGAGGGCCCATTACGACCCCCAAATCCTTCTCCAAGTCGACGTAACCTCAATGGCGATTGGCGATCCTCCCGTTAGGGAGGGGTCATTGTTAGAGGAATATCAACATAAAGTCAGCGCTGGCACTCGAGCTGAATCCGCACGTGGGCACTAGATACGTTTATCTTACCTCACGCGCTCTCGGAAACGAAC